GAAATTTGTAAAATCTCCAATAGATATATTGTTTCCCTGATAGTCTTTGACCCAATCCATAATTCTATAACCAGAACTCTGATCTTGGTCAATACCCCATCTGACTGAATCCAAACGATCACCGGATGTATGAGGTGCTGGCGTTGTAGAATAAGCACCTCTTGTACAGCCGGTTAAATCATTAGCTGATTTGCCTGTGTAATCTATCAGTTCACTGCCGATCTGAATAGTACCTGAAGTTGGGTAATCGGTTGCATCGGTCACCGTAATAGTAGTAACTGAATTGTTGATGTTTCCATTCAATGTACTAAACGGTATCTGTACAGCATAAACATTATGACTTCTAAATGTCATTGTGTCCGCATTAGATTCAGTCATACTCTTAGCAAACATAAAGTCGGTAAGGTTATCATATGTTGGTCCGCCAAGTCCAGCTAAACCTGAAGTATTGAGCTGATAGTCAATTTCCATCTTATGATATAATGTTCTATCTCGTTTACCCCTCAAACCAAACACTTCAATTGTCGTTGAAGTTTCTCCAGATGTTCCACCCACAATTGTTTCAGATGCCTGGAATATACCAGAGACAGGTTCATAAGTTACAATTCTAATACCTTCATCTGTTGTAGTATCTTCTTGGACCAGACCAGTTGCACCAGAAGTGCCACCAGTAATTGTTTCATATAAAGTAAACGCAGTGCCGGCCGTTACTTGTAAGGCAGGATCATAAAGTCTCTGCTTATCACCCGGTTCATTGGCTTCTGCCATTGGTGATGGATTAAGAGGATTCTGATCTTCCGTACCTAAACGCATACCAAACAATGCTGGCCAAATAAGACTAAAGATAGAACCAAGACCAGTAACTGATGTGATGTTTGCAAGTTGGCTTATTCTGGAAGAAATATCTACTTGTCCAAATACAGCCCACCCGGCCGGGTGAACTGTGGAAAGTAACTCATCTCTCCAATCAACAATCGAAGAAGCAGTCTTAACTACATATGAATAATCTTGCCAGTAATAACTATCTTGAATTTTCTTGGAAGAATCTGAAATAAATCCGTCCTGACCAATAAATTTTCCTGTTCTATTAACGACAGTTCCAATTTTACCGGGAATGTTTGTTTTTACATAAGAGTCAACTCTTGCTACCTGAGATGACGATGACCCTACGATAAATTCTCCAGGAATAAATGGTGTTATACTTAACTGATCTAACTTAAAAATACCTGTCGGAGTATCTTGAGATTTAAATCTAGCTGTTGCACCTGATGTTAATCCAGTAACAGTTTCATTAAGAGTAAATCCTCCAGTGATAGCAGTACACAAGAAATTTGAAGTTGCTAAAATCTTCAAAGAATCTTGATCCGTATAATGCATACCCTGATTAACAACATTAATAGATGCTATTTTACCAACATTAGTACCCTTGGCCTTTACAGTACCATTAATACCTTGGACAGAACTGACAGTTATTGTTGGTAATGAAGTATAACCATATCCAATAGATGTAACACGAACGTCCGTAATGTCTCCTATACCAGTTCCTGATTCTTGAACAATTACAGAACCATCATATGTATCTCCTCTTACAGTTTCACCTTCCATTACGAATCTATCAGTAGATTCCATTTCACTATCATCTTCGTTTGCGATAAAGACATCAGTTGTGTTTGTTAATATAACTACTTTATATCCACTAGTAGAACCTAAAATACTTTCGCCTAATGTAAATGTTCCACTTTCTACTTTATATAATACTTGTTTAATGTCAAGGTGAACTTCAATAACAGTTCCTGTTGCACCCGAAGTTAATCCTGTAATAGTTTCTCCGATGTTAAACACACCAGTTGGAGTTTCATAGGTAAAGGAAGATTCTTCTAATAACATCTCTCCTGGAGCTCCAGATGTACCATCTTCTAATGTAATTCTAAACTCTCCAGTGAGTGTCCCATCTTCAGGAATAAAACCACCATTAACAATAGAAACTTCTCCTGCTAGTGAAGTGCCATTTGTATTAGTATTTGTTACTACAAGTTGATCTCCAATCTCATAATCTGTGCCGGGATCATCGACAATAATCTGATTAATAGTTCCCGAGGTAACTGATGATATTGATGTTATGCCGTCGTTACCTGTATCTGAGCTTACAGACAAAGAATCTGAAGTTGTAAAATATTGACTTACTTGATAAGTTGTAGCATCAACATCTGCTGATTGTAAAATGGAAGAAATTTTACCCGAGATAGTTAAATTTTCATCAGTATTGTCTACGGATGTTATTGTATGTCCTTCAAAAAATGTTCCGTCTATACTACCAGGATTAAGTACAAGCTCTGTAACGGTTTCTCCACCGAGTTTATATTGAAATGCACTATCAACTACAGCTGTAGCTTTATTGATAGCACTATAACCTTGATTGAAATATGCTCCACCAGAAAGAATAGATAAGTCTGATACGGAGTTTTGTGTGATTGTTTGTCCAACAACACGAGTCAAAATATCAGTACCACTTACACTATCTTCTTGTAAGATTTGTGAGCCATCTTCCATAAGTAAGAAAATTTCACTTGAATCATTAGCATCTTCCATTAATATGGTATCGTTTGTAGCATATATTCTTAAAATGGTATCGTCAGACCATTTACCATCAGAAACTCTTAGTAGGTCTTTTGTTGGTAGATATAAATCTGCATCTTCATTCAATAAGACACGAAAGAATAATTCGTGACCTTTCTTAGAACCCTTTGATCTATAAAGGTCTTTAATATTTTTAAGAAGATTTCTTTTATCTAATCCATCTGCTAGTTTATCTGGAATAGTTCTCATAAATGCTTCTTTAAACTGTAAAAAGAAAGCATCAATGGTATCATCAACATCCATATACTGTAGAAGTTGCATGACATTCTGAACTGGATTAGCAGTATAGCTTACAATATATGCCGTAGCTCCAGATGTTTGTCCAACAATCTGTTCACCCAAAATAAATTTGTTTTGTGATGAAATAAACAATCGAGACCCATTATTAATATCTTCGGTTCTAATTGTTGATGTTGCTTTAGATGTTTGTCCTATGATTGTTTCGCCATTAACAAAAGCACCCACACTTCTAATACGAGAACCACCTACGGTATCATAATCTTCTAGAAGAATATTATTCGATTCTCCTGTTCGATATCTATTAGTATCCTCTAATATAATATATGTGGTTGTTCCTTGCTCAAATAAAATAGAATCTACTGAACCAAAGTCCTTGAGTTTTAATTCAGCAGATTCTAAAAACTCATAGTAAGCCTTTAGAAACTCTAAAACTCCTGGATGATCGGCTCTAACAAAATCAGGTTGTTGATCTGCAACCTGAGTAGATACTTTACTATAGATTGTGGCCATTAGTTATAAGAACTTGATGTGCTATATTGCGTTCCACCATCAGAAGATCCAGCAGCAATACTATCTGCTGTTCCTGATACCGATAAATTATAAGTGTCGATCTCTAGAATTTGATTTCGCACAGGAACAATATCATTCGAACTTGGAACAACTGTAATACGAATTTGATTTTGTGTTATTCCATCATAATTTTCTACTGACGCATAATTTTCACTTGACAAAACTATCTTACCATTGATATAATCAATTGTGCCCACAGCAGCAGACTTATAAACTTTATTTGTTCCAGAGATATAATAAGCTTTAATATTACCTTCACCATCATCTTCATAATAGTAAACGTTAGTATCTCCTGTATACTTAAATCCAGAAGAAGTTACTACACCACCAGCTGATGTTCCTGTAGTCATTGCCATATGACCCGAATGAGGATTATAGATTGCGTTCTCATAATTAATTGTATATTTTGTTGCCTTACCTAAAGTGGGCAAAAAAGTTTTACTCATTTTAATCTTCGTGATGTTTGAAAGAATTGAAGGATCAACATCATCTATTAAAGAAATAAACTTTGAATAACGGAATATCGATTCGTGTTTTTCTAAACTATCATCAGAATATGTCGAGATTGCTGATGTAATTAAAGCTGCCAAATCTTCTTTCGATTTTGACGTAACTGTGTTGTTGAATTTAAAATCTACTGTAGGAATAATTTTTGTAGTTTCAGGATCTAAAATAACCGGAGTTACTGAAGCTACATTATAATTTTCTAAAGAATTGACAATTGTAGTCTTAGTTGATTCTGTTAAAGTATTTCCTGCCTTAGGCCGAATACTAATATAGACTTTTCCATAAACTGGTGGATCTGCATATTCTCCACCCCAAACAGAAATTGACTCTACGTTTGGATAAATGGTTGGAACAATTGTAGCATAATCTCTAGAAGTTACTGTTCTGTTTTGAGCAGCATAATTGAATGGAGCATTAAGTCTAATAGAATCTAAATTTTCAGCAACTGCACCGCCACTAGCAGCAGAAACCGTAGTAACACTAATGTCATTAAATCCAGAAATATTGTTGTTAGCTGTAAATGAATTTGCTCCATTAGCTTCTTCTGGGTTTGTAACAATATACTTCAAAATAACAATGTTGCCATCGATCAATGCAGAACCTAGTATACCATCTCCGAAATAAACTTCTTGGTTTCCGTCTACAGTTTCTTGTACAAAGTAAGCGTTGGTTGTGCTTGTGATATCGACTAAGGAACTTGCTCGATTAAATGACGTAGTAGTAACATCAGAAGAACTTTTTTGAACTAAAACTTTTAAAGTCGAAGTATCAACATTGTCGTTGGGTATAATAAATTTTTGATCTGCATCATTTAGATTAACAGTAAATCTAGTTGTAACCCAAGTACCTTCATAAACAGGAATGCCCGTGTCTCCACCGAAAACATAAATTCCAGAAGTTGGTTGAATTGTTCTTTCAGAAGTATTTACGAATTGATAAGTTATTCCGTTAATCGTTGTACTAAAAGAATATCCCTCAGGCATTGTTAAACTAGTTGTTGAGGCATCATTTACTTGAACCTTCAGATACGCAGTAGCTGCCTTTACAGAATTTACAGTATAACCTAATGCCTTTGCGTGAGAAGTTACTGAGTTTCTTTTCTGAGCAGTATCTAAGAACATTTCGTTAGCTAACATATTTGCTAAAATTGCATTGTAATGAGTATTATATGCAAGAGTATCTAACAGAATATTCATACCTGAACCTTCAAAGTCATAATCAGTAAAATTAGATTGACCTTTAAGATAAGTTTTTAAATTTTCTTTAATACTGTCAAAGTCAAGTTCAGTAACTTGTAATTTGCCCTTGGTGTTTATTCCGGCTGCCATTATCGTATTCTCTGAAGCATAATTTCAACTTCTTCTAATTGGTTTGGTGAATTTTTTATGGAAAATGATATAGAACAATTTAACTCATTATTGTCCAATCTCTGATTGTCTGGATCGTTAAAGGTCACTTCCTCTACACTTATTCTTGGTTCATAAATTGTTAAAACTTCAACTATTCTGTTTCTAATGAGCTCTCTAATTGGAGGAGTAACATTTTCAAATAATGCACCACGAATGCCTGTGCCAATTTCAGGATGAAATGGTTTTTCTCCTGGATTTAATAATACTAAATTACGAACAGAACGTTTTATGGCTTGCACATCCGTCACTACCGAAACATCGCTAGTTACGGGATTTCTTGTAAAGAACAAGTTTAAGTCCTTGTGTATAAACGTACTTCTAGGACTATTATTTACGGATTCTGCGTCATCAAATCCTTCGTTGTATTGTACAGTAGCCATTAGTAATATTTATCTACTTTCCCTGGCCTCTATACTTTTTAAAGTTACGTCTTTTGTTTTTATTCTTTGGCCGAGACCTAACAGAACAACCAATTGACGTTCTTTTCTTTACAGGTTCAATTTTATTTTGTTGAGCTGCCTTTTTAGCCATTAGCTTTCTTCCTTACTTTCTTTTTACCATTACCATTGTTTCCATTATGATGATGGTGATGATGAATGTCTCTAATCTTTTCTTCTTTCTTCCAGAAGATTTGTACTAAACCATAAATTACAAATAAAGTTAAAACGAGTTTGACCGGAATAATCCAAATCAAAATTCCAATAAGAACCATAAGAAGTCCCATATTCATTTCTCGATCTTTCACTTTTTCAATCAATTTGCTTAACATATTTTTCTCCTATTTGTTATAAATAAAATGCATAAACTGTTTGTGTTGCTGTTGGTGCTCCCCATCCTACCGAGAAGTCAAATGTTGCTATTCCAGGAATAAAAGGATCATCCGTGAGTTCATAGTCTGCTCCAAACCCATCTAAACAGTTAAACGAACTATCACTACTATCTGTTATAACAACACCAACATGAGTACTTTCAGATTGAGTAACAGTTAAGAACGTATCGTCTACTCCATTTCCTGCAAAGGTTTCAACACTAAACAGACTTAACCACGAATTGTATTGTAACTCGCAAGGATCGGGTTCGGCCGGTATACAAGGTTCAATTTCTGCAACTACTTCACTAGAACAAAGAGCAGAAACTTCTGTAAATCTTTTGGCATTTTCTAATCCCAAAGGATTTACTGTTTTATTCTTTTCTTCATACCCGTTCCATGGAGATTCTAAATCGTATGTCGAACCTCCAGTTCTAATCATTTCACTTTGATCTTGAATATAAACTTTTTTATCGGAAGTTGATGGATATGTTTTTGTTACATATGCACTCAATCCTTTTTGCATATTTTCTATTGTATCGTGAAGATTGCGAATATTCTCACCACCAGTACCTGCCTCTAAATTATTAATGTTCAAGGCTAATTGAGTAACGCTGGTTCCAATTGCTGGTCTGGGATTAGGTAAATCAATTGAAAGTAATTCCATTGTTTCTGGAACCCAAGCAGTTTTACTATCCGCAGATGTTTCAGACGTTACAGAAGTAGGTACCTCTTTTGAGATAGGCGTAGGTCCTTGACTAAGATTTGGATACGGTATTATATTAACTATCGTGTCACTATGAATTGTTATAGTTTCAGTACCTGCTTTGTTGCCATCGTCATAACAACCACTGACACCTTTAAGTTCCATTTCACCACCTAGAGATTGAATATCTACTCGTCCAAAAGATATTAAATTTAAAAAGGACTCACTATAAAGAGATATTTCTCTTTCTGATTGTAGCTCTGTTTTCATACCAGAAGACAGATAGATATTACCATATTGAGTTCCGCTCTCAACCTTAATATCATAAGGAGCATTTAGTTGAATATCTCCTTGACATGAAGTAATATCAACAGTTTGAGTTATTTTATGAATCTCTTTTCCTGAAGCTGCATAAACATGAATGTCTCCATTCTGAACTCCTAGTCGATAATCTCCATATACATAATCATAAATGTTTTCTTGATGAGCTTCTCGATATTGATTCTTCCAAGCAAAGAGTTCTAAATCTTCTCCGGCAGCAATATGTATATCGCCAGCATCACCATCTGATAGTGTCTTTAATCCTATTGGTGCCTGATTTGATTGTACGAATACACCATATTGTTTTGGTTTTGTATCATCTCCGATTGCTTCAATCTCAACATGAGCAGCCTTCATACGAATCTTGGATCTCTCTTTTGCGTTTCTTGATCCTGCACGATATTCATCCGTCTGATCGGCAGTAACTCCTGTGCCATGAAGATTAATATGGCCGTCAGCCTGGAAGTTAATATCACCATCTGCCTTAAAGTTAATATTACGTTTGGAATGAATATCAATATCACCACCAGACCATAACTGTAGTTTCCAAGCAGCAGAAATATCCGCACGATCATTATAACGAATCATTACCTCGTCATCAAAAGTGTGCACAACTTTTCCTTTGACGTACATATAGTCATCATGTAAACGAATATCGTAATTATCTCCTTTTACATAATGAGTACGAGTTCCATTGTGGTCAATCTCATAGTAAGTGCCCGAACGATGCATTTGATGAATACGCTCAGCGCCGGGAGTATCGTCGTACTCCATGATATGACCGGACTCTGATTCGTAGACATTATTAAAAGGATAGCGTGCGTTGTAGTCGCCTGCAGGCTGGTTCCAGTGCATATGATTCTTACCAGTCTCTGGATCAGGAGAACCAATATTGATTTGACGTTCTCTCATATCTGCTTTCCAACAGAGAGACCAATGAGGATTATGTGGAATAACTACACCGCCGCCCAAATAGGTAGACCAATTATCGTTTTTTACTGATTCAGCTTCTGCTTTATAATTTCCTAATTGTCCTCTAACGGAAGTCCATGAAATAGATCCAGGTCCGGACCACACATAACCATCAGCAGTGCCAAGTTCCATTGTGAAACTTTTACCATCATCACTACAACTTAATAGTCGGAATATTCTTCCATTTAACTCTTGCATACCACGGCATCCCGCAATCTGCACAATGTCACCTGCCTGTAGTAATGGTTTGGAAGGTTCTCCTCGTGACAGATTGGAATCAGAAAAGTATGTTGTAGAATCTGCCCATAGACTAGACACGGTTGTGACAGTCTTTCCATCAGTGGAAGATATTGGTATTCCTCCCATTGCTAGAGGATTTGTATCTGGTGTTGGAACGACTACTAGATCATCTTCTTTAACGTCATCCCATTGAATGTCTTGTCGACCATCATCTGGATCACTAATGTTATAGATGCCTGATCCATAATGACCTCCCATGAAAAGTTCCATGACAGTTTGACGTTCTGTTGGTGTTAGATGACCCTTACGAACCCATCTAACTCTAGGATTAGGAACTCGATAGTCTTCACCCTTGAGTGACCAATATCCTGTTTCCTCTCCCGAACCTTGGCCCCATCCTGCACGAGTATCGTTAGGTGATATGCCTGCTAGAGAAGCTTCATCTTGTGGAATATAAGTTGGAGTGTCTCGTGTAATAGGAAAGGCAGGACCATACGTTCCACCTTTACTTCCATACTCTCTGTTCTCTGACCAATAATCTGGTTCAAGATAACCTGTAGAGAAAATAACACCTTCACGTCCTTTAGATGCGTCTATGTATTCTCCTAAGAATTCTCTCTTAGGTTCTTGACCTTCTGGTTCAGAATCATTTCCAACTTTGAAATAAGTATTTGCATCAGGCCATCTGAAAGTTCCAAAGTGTGTCCAGTCTGGAAAAAATCTTCGATCAGCCGTAAGTCTACGAGTAGTCTTATAAAGATGATGAAGCACATCAGAATGTGTGGCTCTTACAAAAGAAATACTTTTCTTAGTGGCATATTCCCAATTGGCCTTTTCTTGACCATCTAAATCTAAAAGTGATGGATGATCTCCACCTTTCTCATCAGAGTAATTTGGTACTCGGGTTATTTTCTTTTCAGTATCTTCTAAAGATAAATCTGGAGCTTCTTTACTTGGAGTAAATGAGTGACCTGCAACTGGATTACCATAACTTGCAGCCGATGGAGGATATGGAATATTTCTTAAATCAATTGTTGGATCATAAAACCCTTTCTCATAATCCAAATAAACTTTTTCAGAATTAGGTGTTTTGCCGTCATACTTTTCTTGTATCTTTTTTAAGTCACCGCGAGCTTTGTTCCATGCACGAGCGTGAGGTACAGCCCCAAAGAAAGAATTTTCTACAGTGTCGCCAGATACATTTCCTCCTTTATAAGCAGTGCGAGTATTGAGACCGGGCAGAGTGCCCATCACAATCCATTCTTGTAATGACTCTGGATCTGTAGAAAATCCTACAACCCATGTACCTTCAATAATATTTGAGTTATCTCCAACTCCAGCAATATTTGTTCCTGTGCCGGATTGCATAACAGAAGACCATGGAAGGTCTTTAGTTAGAATTTTGTCTTTGTCTTCGGTATGAAGTCCTAACCATCGAACTCGAATTCTTCCCAACTTTTCTGGGTCGAATCTGTCCTCACATACACCTATGGCCCATTTGAATCCATCTTGTCCTAAAAATGACATAATATTTTCCTAATCATATACAATATTTATGAGGAAAATAGGCATAAAAAAACCCAGCCGAAGCTGGGTTTCTTTAACTAATGATAAAGAATACTTGCCCGAACTAGAAAGGTAGTTCCTCACCATCGTCATCATCATCGTCCTGAGATGATTCGTTTATACTCGTGACATCCACACCAGCGTCAATCTTGGTATAGAGGTCAAGGAAAGATTCCTTAGTCTCGGTATCAAAACGATTGACGGTCAATTGAATGGCAGTCATTTTGTCCTTAAAGATACTGTAGGCACCGATAATGTGAACCAGACGGCGAGTTGAGATAATCTCATCACAACCACCTTCCATAAACGTTTTACGAATAACGTCAGCCCACTTAATCAGATTGTCTACAAAACTGTCGTCCTTCAGGTCGTGTTTTGCCAACTCGTTTACGAGCATCTTAGTTTCCATCTTGGCAGTCGGATAAGACTGTTCGATGGTCACAGGGAACCTCTCAAGAAAGGCCTCGTTAAGAACGTTGGTGCCGATAAATCGACCATCGTCCGAACCTTGACCTTTAGTGTTCGCAGTCGCAATCACGGTGAACCCAGGTTCAGGATGAATCCATTTACCAATCTTTTTGAGATAGATAGACGAACCTTCTAGCACTGGTTGCAGTGCCATGATCTTGTTGGACGCAAGATCAATCTCATCGAGGAGAAGAACAGCACCACGTTTCATGGCAGTCACCACAGGACCATCATGCCATACAGTCTCACCGTTAATCAAACGGAAACCACCGATCAAATCATCCTCATCAGTCTCGATGGTGATGTTCGCACGAACGTATTCACGTTTGAGTTTGGCACACACCTCTTTTACCATCAGAGTTTTACCGTTACCGGACATACCCGTGATAAAGATTGGATAAAAGATACCAGCCTTAATCACGGACTGAACCGTACTGTAGTTACCCCAAGGGACATAACCATTGAATCGTTCAGG